CAGAGTCAGAAACAAAGAGGCGGTTGCATTTTTGATTCAGTACCACGGAGAGCAGAAAGCAGGAGATTCCCGTGGACAGTTACTGGATGAGCCAATCAAAACGATTGACACCAGCAACAGATATGGCCTCGTAACGGCATTTATTACCAAATTCTATAAAACCGGTATCGGCCAGGGATGCGATGAACCACTTCACACAATTACTACAAGTCCTGGACACTTTGGATTGATATCTGCCTATTTAATCAAATATTACGGAACTGGTTGCGGTCAGGAACTCCGTGAGCCGCTTGCGACAATCACCACAAAAGACAGATTCGGTCTTGTGAATGTGGTAACGGATATACAAGGTGAAAAGTATATTCTGAAAGATATATTTCTTCGGATGCTAAAACCGGAAGAACTGAAGTTGATGCAGGGCTTTCCGGCAGATTACATCATTGACCATGATTATACCGGTAAGCCTTATCCGATTGCAAAGCAGGTGGCAAGAATCGGGAACAGCGTGGTGCCAATCATGGCTCAGAAGCTTGTAGCTGCAAACTGTCCGTATCTGAAAGTCGGGTCCCGGACACCGAACATGAGAATTGACGAGGAACAGACCGGACAGCTCCGGTTTGCGTAGGAGGTAGAGCATGGATAGATTAACAAAAAGGTCGCATAATGGAACGGCTATCTATAACACACCAAGCGGAGAACCCGTTAAATGGGAAAATAACAGACATAATGTGCTTCAAAAGTTGGCAGATTACGAAGATGCAGAGGAACATGGATTGCTTCTGAAACTGCCATGCAAGGTGGGGAGCACACTTTGGAGTAATGATTTCGGAACGACTTGTCCTTATGAGGTTACTGGATTTTCTTATAAAAATCTGAACGATGATGAAGATGATGACGATTGCGATTACGGAGATGAAATTGTTTTGCATTACCGAAGTTGCGGTGGTGCCATGACTGGGAAATTTGCGGAATCGGAAATTGGCAAAACCATATTCCTCACTCGTGAAGAAGCAGAGAAGAAACTGGAAGAATTGAGAGGTACAGAATGAAACCACTTGAAGTATGGAGAATAATCAGTAGCAATATGAACGAATTGGCAAATATGCGAAATGCACTATATCCGCAGGGCAAGGGATATTCCCAAGAAGAAGTGCAAGCCGAGGTTATGTGTTATGAAGCATTGAGGAGAATGGAGGAAGAAAATGAGTGATGTAAAACTTTTGCCGTGTCCGTTCTGCGGTGGAGAAATAAAACTGGATGAAGATGATTTTTATATGTTCTGCTGTGATACCTGCGGTGCAGGAATAACATTCGCACATGAATTAGAGGATGGAACCGCAGAAGATTGCACAAAAGAGGAAAGCATTGAAAGTTGGAACACCCGCAAGCCTATGGAACGGATTGTGGAGCAGTTGGAAGATATATCAAAAGTGTACTGCGAAGAATACCATCAGCAAGAAGGTATATTATGGTTGCAGGATGCAGTAGAGATTGTAAAGCGAGGTGGAGCAGATGAATGAGAATGAAGCAATGAAAGATTTAATAAAACACAGGCAAGGGTCAGCTAGAGAGGTTGAAAGACTGAAAAGTGATGGACGGGACTTCTCACATTTTCAAACATGTGTTGATTCTATTGACATAGCAATCAAAGCACTCGAAGAAATCCAACAGTACAGAGAACTCGGAACTGTTGAAGAACTGCGAGAATCAATGGAAATGAAGCAGAAGTACGAAAAACAATGGATTGATGATATAAACAATCCTCTTGAGCCGCTGAAACTGTCAAGTGCTTTGCAGAGCGAGATTTTTAAGCTCGAATACAGGAAAGCCAATAAGCCGAAAGAAATCAATATTCTTGATTATACGATTATATACGCTTTAAAAGATTGCTTGGAGAGATATTCGGGAATCAGGGAGGAGTAGACATGCAGGAAGTATTTGAGAAGATAAAACAAAGAATTATGATTGCTGCGACGGAAGCTTGCGGATATGCTCCTTTGACAAGAGCCGTGGCGGAGAGTGAGCTGAAAGATATCATGGAACAAATTGCCGCCGAGTACAACAATGGTTGGATTCCATGCAGCGTAGAACTTCCACCACAACCGAAAGAAAATCCCGTGTTTGACAGTAAACCATTGGAATTGTACCTTGTTGATTGTGGAGAAGAGTATTCATTTAGAGCATTTTGGAACGGAAAAGATTTTACAGATGGGTGGAGCAAGTTGAATGTTATCGCATGGCAACCGCTACCAGAGCCATATCAGCCGAAGGTAGATTGAGAAGAATGGCGAATCAGAAATACTGTGATAAATGCGGATACATAAAAGAACAGTGCGAATGCGGGAAAACAAAAACAAACGCTGACCGCATCCGTTCCATGAGTGATGAAGAGCTGGCAGAGAAAATGTTCGAACTTGAGAACAAGGAACTATGTAAGGTAATTCCATTCTGTAAAAGTACAGATGAGTGCACAGATATAATGGACAGCGGGGAACTGATACCGGATGAGTTATGCAAACAGTGCCTGGTTAAATGGCTGCAGTCAGAAGTGGAGGGATAGATATGAAGATTAAAAGTATATTAGAATTTTGCTCTTGTAAAGGGTGCAGAAAAAAATATGATTTTGATATTGAACTTAAGGCAGGAGGTAAGAGAAAAAAATTTAAGCTGTGTGAGGAGCATACTAAAGAACTCATGAGAATTGGAAAGCTGAAAAGTGTAACATTCGAAGAAACGATAAATGTAGAGTAAATAAGCAAATTCGCGTTTGTGAATTGCTAAAAGTGAAGAGGACCTTGATAATTGAATATTGGTGGTTGGAGTGATATGATTATATAAAATAATGACGAAAGGTAGTACAGTAAGTATGAATATAACAATAACAGAACCAGCTGGAACCAGTGGCGAAATAATTATTGGAATATTTACAGCTTGTGTTTCAATAATTACATTTATCGTTGGTGCTATTATAGAAAGTAGGAGAGAAAAAAGAAGATTTAAACAAGAAAAGACTATGCGATTGCTAGATGAAAAAATTATTGCATATCAAAATATGTATGCAGCTATTTTGGAATATAAGTCATATTTTGAACTTTTCATCGATGGTGGAAACGAATATAAGGAAAGTGCAGATGCCAGTGAATTTGCACCACTTGCTTCAAATCAGAAATTTAGAAATGAGTACAATTTATACTCACTGTATTTAAGTGAAGAATTATGTAAGATTTGCCTAAATACATTAGAAAACGGGGAAATTCTTAATAATCTTGCAATTTCTATCCATAGTGATGCTAATATGGAAGATAGCGTAGAACCTAGTTGTATAAATGTTTTAAACAATATCCAGAAATGCATAGACCAGATCAGAGTGGAAATAAATGTATAGCAGTTACCAACCGTCAATATTCGATGGTTGGTATTTTTTTGCGCAAAATTTGAAAGGGGGAATGTACTTGGATGAAAAAGAAATATACGAAATTTGCCAGAGTGTAGATGCATTTATTGCGGACTATCTGGCAGAATCCATTATTAAGGGGACAAGCTATGATCTTATGGAAGCACACCACGGAATTCTCCCAATATCTCGAAATTGTTTCTACCGCCGCCGCAGGATCGTACAGCGGATCATTAAGCAGAGGTTAGGGCGGATCGAAGAGGAACAGAGCGGCCAGATGCGGATGGTGTGGTAAAAATTTCCATTTGACATAATCGAACACATGTTTTATCATTAGGCATATAAGGAGGTAGCAAATGGGAGAAAAGCCAAACAACGAGCTTACGGATAAAGAAAGAGAAATGTATGAGTATATTGTGAAGCACATGGAAGAAAATTTAATTTCTCCATCTTTTCAAGAAATCTGTAAAGGAGTAAACACAAAATCAAAGTCATGTGTGCATTATAGGCTTAAAAAGTTAATGGAAAAAGGCTATATAACTCTGCGAGAAGGGGAACCAAGAACAATTCGCCCAATTGGGTATAAATTAGTAAAAGAAAGCGAGGAGTAAAGCATGTATACAAAGTTGTTGTCAGTAATTGCCATTATAGAAATAATGTGGGGAACAATATTTTCGGTATTATGTGTACTAAAAATGACATTAAAAGATATTGCAAGATCTAGTTCGTTGGGAGGAATTGGAGATGGGTGGAAAACCAATCTTACACAAAGACACTATGCGCGATGCGGAATTTTGTACATAGTTTTTGGAAGCCTGCTGCAAATATATATGGTGTTTGCTGGAGACATAACAAGGGTTTCATTTTGGATAGCCACTGCAATTGTGGTTATTATACCTTCTGTATTCGCGGTATGGAGCACAAGAAGATATTTGAATCAACTGAAAAATGATATTAAACATTAAGATACTTTGAGAAGAGAGGAAAAACAACCTCTCTTTTTTCATGCCTTAAATTGGTACAAATCCTCTGAAATACTGTTTTATAATTATGGTATGAGGAAAGGACTAGGCCATGTATAGAGCACAGAGAAATTATGAAAACGTACAGCGGATGTTGTTTGACGGAATTGGTCGGTACGACATTCCGGAGTTAGAACCTACGCAATTTGATAATGCGGAGTTTATTGGATTCAATTATGCAAAGAGTGCCAAGAACTGCGAGGATAAAGCGGTGCATTTCTTTCTGGATGATTACCAGTTTAATAGGGTGTGGACTGATCCAGACAGATATATTCCCATGTTGCAGAAATTCAAGTATGTGCTTACACCGGATTTCAGCCTGTACACAGATTTCCCGAAGCCATTGCAGATCTATAACCATTACCGCAAGCATTGGCTCGGTGCATACTGGCAGATGCATGGTATTAACGTTATTCCAACAATTTGTTGGAGTGATCGGGATTCGTTCGAGTGGTGCTTTGATGGAGAACCTACACAAAGTGTTGTTGCGGTTTCTTCCGTTGGAACACAGAACGGCAGCGAAAAGAAGCAACGGTTTCTGGACGGATATTTTTATATGGTGGAGAGGTTACAGCCTACACAAATTATTTTTTATGGTAGAGTTCCGGATGAATGCAAAGGGAATATTGTACATATTAAGCAGTTTAGTGATAAGTGGAATGAAGCGGAGGTGGCGCAGTGGTAATGAATTTACAGTATTTTGGTGGTCGCGGTAGCTCTAGCGGATTTGGCAAAGAAAACGGAAATGTTGTAATTCAGAAGAGACCGGAACCAAATGCTCAAGGATATTCGTTTTACATGACCGGAAACAGAGATGTGATAACGAATTGGGATGATGAGGGGAATTATCACAAAAATGGATTAAAGAAAAAAGAGTCTATTCGGCAACGCTTTTCTACACAAGAAGAGGCGGTCAAGTATGCTAAGAAGAATGGATATAAATATCTAAATCTTTGAAAGGAATATAAATGGGTGGAAGAGGTACGAGCAGTGGAATAAGCACAAATTCCATTACGATTTCAAACGGGATAAAACGAGAAATGCTTATGCGTTCCTCGAAAGAATATCGTCAAACCGCTTGGTCTGCCATCAAGCCT